CTTTCTGATTGGGGGCAAAAATACAGCATAATAAATAACAAGAAATTAGTAGGCAACGATGCTTATGGTGGCTTAGAGCAAACTGTAGCCAGAAATGTTGTAGTTGAAGTTATAAGGACGCTAAAAAAAGTTAACGCTATTGCTAATGGGGTCTATGATGAAGCAGGGCAAAAAACTCCAAGCAAATTTGATTTAATTTCTACAAGGTCTGATTTAGCTTCTTTTCACAATAATCCAGACGCATATATAGCTAAAAGGTTAGTAAAGAAAATATTGAAAAACGGAAAAAGCCTAGATGCAAATGATGCTGAATTAAGAGCTCTAGGGAGTCTTTTTATTGATGGCTTTGATAGTTATACAGCTCCAGAAGGGTCTAAGCTGGTTAAAGATAAATTGCTTTCTCTGTTATTTAAACATAAAGCAGATGCAAATAATTTTTCAAAAGGCTTGGATTTTATACGACTAAGTCCAGATATAAAAGATTTTAAAGAGTTTTTGCATTCTTCACAAGGTGGATATATCCTAGATAAGGTTTTAGATTTAGGGGTTATGAAGGGGTATGAGGCTACTCCTATGGGAGTTACTAATGATAAAAAGGCGGCTTATTTAATGAATACAGCTGAAGCTATGCAAGAAATAAATTTAAGGATATTGTTCGGTGGAACTGAGTTTGATCATTCTAATTTTAATCTTCGCGACATCTATGACCCTCAAGCTTTACCAGTAGCTATAATTTCTAAGCATGTTGAAAATAAAAATATGACAGCTGCTATTAGAGAAGCCGAAGTGCACGGGCAATATTATGCTATAATGAAAAAACAACAGTCAGAATTGCAAAAATCTATAAATAAGAATACAGGCAAATATGATATGTCGAGCCAGATAGCTGCCTTAAATGAGGTAGATAATTCAATAGCTGTAATGGGGGAGATGCTAAAAGCTGGGGGCTTATTGTTAAATAAAGGCAGTGTAACTAAAAAATATATAGGAAAAGATGACAAATCTTCTTTTAAAGTCGTTAGAGCTGAAAAGGGGAGACGTAAAATAGTATATGAAGTCAAGGGGAATCTAACAACTGAGGGGGTTGATGGCGTAATAGACTTAAACTCTGTTAAATTTAAAAATATAAAATATATTAAAACATTAAAAGGAGACCCTAAAGATTATAAAGACAGCTACACTATGAAGAAAAATTATGTGTATTATGAAATGGACAACCCCTTAATATATGAAGCTCCAACAAAGAAAGATATTATAGAAGGGACGGCTTTATTTTCAGCTTTTGGTGGAAGGTCATTTAATGCCGAGAATATGTTTAACGACATAGGCAGAGCTGTGGAATTTAATGAAGCCGTAGGGCAGCTAAAACAAGCCATACGAGAGCAGTTTAGTGAGGACATAGAGTTATTAAAAAATGACCGAGCCTTACAAAATTCCGTAGACAGAAGACCTGAGATGAAAAAACTATTCAATGAGTTTTTATATAACGAAAAGGAACCCCTAGTTTCTACTTCTAATGAGGTTATGACTGAAGGGAGAGGTACTACTAATGCTGACAATATAAAATGGTTAATTGGTATGACTGAAGCTGCAAAAGATAACGCTTTATATCATATATTTGGAGCTATATTAAATCCAGATGTATTGACAAGTAAAGTTGTAAATACAGCTTACGGAGAGGCTTTACCTGCTTTTAGAGTAGATACAAACCTTATGGAAAAGACGTTGAATTATCTAGGGAGTAATGGACATCGAGGGGTCCTTACTGAATTAGTACAGCATTGGGAAGCGGCTAGGGGGAATAATGACCCGGCTGTTGCAAATAGGGTTAGGAGGAGTCAGCTGCCATTTAATTCTAGCGGTTCTTATGATTTAAATTTACAAGGGAACGTACAAAATATGTTAGATTATTTAAGCCCATACTCTGTAGAATCTAGGCATATAAAGAGCAATGCTCCTGCGATACCTACTGGAGATATTGAGAAAAAAATATTACCAGATGGAAGTAAGGCGAAAATTAGATTAAGAAAAGAGAAATTAAATAATAATGAAACTTCGCAAAAAGGGGGTGGGTGCTAATGCCTATTATTTGTAATAAAGATTATGACAATCAAAACTTTGATGCTATTTTAAGAGATTGGAATTTAAAGATTGGACCTCATTACGGTAAGGCTTTTAACGCTATGGATTCAAATGGAGTTGAGGGCTCAGGAAGCATGAAATTACTACAAACCTTAGTAACTACTCAAATAGAAAAGCCATTCCATCAGAATTGGCAGTTAGATAAAGGGCAGACAAAAAGGATAACTGACGAAATAGATTTTTTATCAAGAAGAATAAAGAATAAAGGTTCATATATAAATCCTTTAACAGATGTGCTATTTAGCAGTGAGACTACATCAAGATTTGATCCTATAGCGAGAAAGTTTGTAAATGAATTAGATAATTCCGATAATTTTAAAAGAATACATGAAGTTACTCAGTCAAGAGCAATGGATGGAATTACTAAAAATTTAAGAGATGAATTTATTGACAGAAATTTACAAGGTAGATATACTTCATTGGGGATTCCACATTTAAGAAATATAGATAAACACCAATTTGATATTACCTCTGAGACTTCGGATGCCGAGATAGCTACACAGCGTAATTTAATGGCTGATTTTATGAAAAGTGATAAAGCTTTAAATGAGAATCAAGTATTAACTCAGTTTATAATGGCCTCTGAAATTAAATCATATAAAAAGGGAACGCCTCAGGCAAGGGCGGCAAGAAAAAGCGGAGAAATATATTTTGAACAATCTTCAATAGACGGAATCTATGGAGGGAAATTTAGGAATGTAAAAGATAGTGGTTATTCTCAAAACATATTAGATGCAGCTCAAAAAACAAAATTATACTTAAATGATATGGGTAATGTAAGCTTAAAGGGGCTTAGTTTCCTATCTAGCGCGATAAAAGAAAAATATACACTAAAGGGTGGATCTATACAGCATCGCTCCGTAGATAGGCTTTTAAAAAAAATAGATGAAGCTGAAAGTAGATTGAAAATCGGCATAGAAGATGGCAATTACTTCCCTAGAGAGAATCTAATGCTAATGTATAGTTTAAGGGAAGCTGTATATGATCAAATAAGTAATGTTAATCTCAATATAGGAACCGGTGATTTATCTAAACTAGACTTAAGTAAGATAAGCAAGACAGAAGCTATAATAGAAAGCATAGGAAATGTTAATGCTATTCCTGATCATCTAAAAGGAAGAAGCAGTGAAATTAATAAATTACAAAATCAAAATCCTCTAGCCGTTTTGGAAGCTTATGGCACCGAGGCTATTGCTTTTAATAAAATAAATCATATTAAATATCAATATATAAAGGGGGTTAAGAATATTAAAAATGCTGATTTGCCATATTTAAAAGGCTTACAGCAATATCTAACTGATATGTACACAATATCTACAGAGGGAATTAGCCAAAGAACTCCATGGGTTAATGAAATTAATAATGTACTAACAACATTAATGACTGTAAAGACTATGGCTTTAAACGCAACGGGCGCTGTTAAAAATCTTGCATCTGTTATAAATTATCATGCAACGGTAGGGCTAAAAGAAGTACAAGAAAATAACAAGTTATATGAGAGCGATCCTCAAATAGAAGCATGGACCAATAGAGCTCAAAGGGAAGAAGGATTTTTATTCCAAGATATAGGAAAGTCTTTATTAGTAGAAGGCTTAGTGTCTGAAGAGCAGGCAAAAAGTGGCCTTATACAATTTGATCAAAAAACTGGAAAAATAACTTATGATGGAAGTCCTATTAAGAGGAATGCAGGGATAGCTAAAGACTGGGCTTTAGATAAATTACTAGTACTTCACCAGATTACGGAGAATATTGTAAGATCTCATATATATAAAAACTCATTTATAGGGCAACTGAAACGATATAAAAGCCAAGCTGAGTATTGGGATGAAGTGCCTGAAAAAGATCACATAGAAAATTCTAAAAGATTTGCCTTAAATATGGTTAATAATACAGCTTTTGGGTACGCGATTCATAATAAATCAAAGCTTAGCAGAGGTGCATCTATAATAGATAAAGATGGATCGGGGAACGTCCTAGTGAGAAGCTTGCTATCAGTAGCAACAACACAAACATTTCACATGATGCACTATCCTTTCTCTTTGGCTGAAAGGCACATGAGGACTTTTATAGGAGCTGGTAAGTCTTTAAAAGCTGGGCAATTTTCTAATTCAGATGAACTTAATCACATGATGAGATATGCTGTTGCCTATGCCGGGTTACAGTTAACAGATATATTGATGAATGCCAATTTAAGCAGTCTCGCCGATAATACAACTATAGAGATGATTAAAGGAATGTATTCTGATTTAACTCAATATAATAAAAAAGATAAAAAAACATTCGGAGTATTAAATAGAGTTACTGGACCAGCTCCAGGAGCTCTTGAGCATGCTTTAAATTTAGCCGGCATTCACGGAATGAGTAAGACAGATTTAGCTAAAATGCTTTTGGGTAACGCCGAACTACAAAATAAAGATATAAATGAAAAAACATTATACACAATTGCTACAATTTTAGGACAAGGTTATTCTAAATATTATCCATCTGTAAAAGCAGGGGCTGGATGGGAAGTTACTAGGCATATTTTCAATGCATATCCTACTAAGTTTACAGGAAAATATAATTCAAAAATAATGGGTAAGAAGTCTAAGCCCGCTAAAAAAACAAACAATCCTTTTAATGTGAAAAGTCCTTTTTCTAGCAAGTCATCGTCTTTAATGGCTGATTTAGAAAAAATAAAAGGGACAGCTTAAAAGCTATCCCTAATATTCCCGTTTAACTAGAAGCGATGCTCCTTATCTATTGTAAATGTAAAATTTATTATAAGAAAAGTCACAGTGAAGCTTACTTCAAAATGATTTGATATAAATTGAAATGAAAATGGAAATATCTTTATTACGAAAAAAGTAGTTCCTAATAAATTATCCGAAAACCAGTCAATCATCTTCACGCGTCAGCCTCCTCTTGTGTATTAGTTAATACCCAAGCTAAACCTTGATTCCATCCTGTAAAAAATTCTAAGTCTTTATCGTTCGTCCCATTCAATTTCATCTTCTCTAGTGTCATATCCGTTTCCTCGATTTCTCTTATTATTTCTTGTTTTGTTCTCATTATCACTCCTGTGATAGATTTTTATACCTCAGTCATCCTCATATCCACAATAAGGACAAATAATGCATACATTAAAGTTCATTAATTTTCCGCACTTAGCGCATTCAAGCATTTTTTCACGCAAAATCAAACTCCTTTGAACCTCCCAACTCCTTATATCTTTTATATACTACTTTTAAACTTTCATCGTCAAGGTGGAAATATATACCTTTTTTTGTAAGAATACCTAAATAAAGCTTTAAAATATCTTTAGGCGTTAATGCTGATCTTCCTTGCCAATTTCCATTAATATCATCCTTCGGTACTAACGTCTTCATCTTCTACTTTCTCCTTTACTACTTTAGCTATTTCTACTCTTCCATTTAAACTTAACCAATTCCATAAGCCATATCTATCTTCAGCCCATTCAGCAACTTTATCCCCAGCCTCAACTAGGGACTCAGCTTCAACTTCTTTACTACATCCATTAACTTCTAAACTAACTAACCACTTCTTCATTCAACCTCCTGTACTCTTAAAACTTGCCTACCTCTTATTCTACTCATTGCTATTTTTTCTGTTGGGGCTTCTATTTCTATCCACATATCTCTGTCTTGCAGTTCGTCCCAATAAGTTATCCGATAGGTTTTTGGAGTCTTCTTTTCTTCTTTGCTCATCTTCTTCCTCCTTTATAAAGTTATATAATTCAGGATATAACATCATATCCTCTAAAAGTCTATTTTTTACTGTGCTCATTCTCTCTTCTTTCTTCTTCTATCATAGCCCATAGTAAATTAAGGTATACAATAGAATCTGTTATTCTTCCACCTATGTCTTCTCGCTGCGACACATGCCCTTTAACGAAGGAGCTAATACCATCTATATGTTTTAGCAGATAAGTCATAATAACGAGCTTAGAGTTAATATTTAAGCTTTTAGCCACTCTTTTAAAGTTAGCAAATATATCGTTATCATCCATAGCATATTCTTTTTGTCCTTCCTGCCGCATCTTAGACACAGCAGGATTGACAACTTTAGTTAAAAACTCTACATATTCAACTTGTTTCACAGAACACCTTCTCTCCTAATTACTGGAGTAATAAGCTTGCCACTAATACTGCATTTCCTGCGTTTAGTTTCAAGTACTTTACCTTCTTTCTTTAAGCTATTTACTCTAGCGCAAATAGAAGGCATTTCTATACCTCCCACCTTACGCTTTAACTCTCTTAAAGAATAATTAGCTAAATCAGCCATAGAATTTAATATTCTTTCTTTTTGACTCAAAGGTTTCCCGGTTTTATTAATCTCTCTATAAGCTATTATAGAAGTTTCTTTTACATTAGTCCTCATAGTCTTCCTCTTTTCTTAGTTTAAAATGGCATATCGTTATAAACAGTGCAATTTGTCTCATTTTTCTTCAGCTTCTTCACTGACATAGATCTAGATACTCTTATTCCTAAATGGTCAAGAAGGCCATTTACTCTATGTTTTGTTTCCATCATATCATCTCTTAGATATTCCAAAGGCTTTATACTTTTTACTCCAGCAGAAGATAGATATATTACTCCTGCCGCTGATAAAGCTTTTTCTAGCATATCTATTCTCTTCTCTAATGCTTCTATTTTTTTATTATTAAACATTTACTTTCTTTTCCTTTTCTATGCATAGTTTGCATTTTTTCTTTTTTAATCCATAAGTTGGGAAATCTGAATGCGTTACTGTATACTTCCAATGCATTTCCCATGCATACCCACATGCTTCACACAGTTTAACTGGGAAACCTTTAGTTGTAGGCATGTCTAACTTCTTATTCCTAATTGGCGGACCTTGTATAGTCCAATGCGCCTTATAGTCTTTCATTTATCAAATCCTCCAAATATATCTTTAAAACTATCAGGTAAATCGTAATTAACTGGTTTATCACATTTTTTACATATAGCTTTAAATGGTTTTATTTTACCTTTAACTAACTCTAATACAAGAGTTCCACACTCGGCACAATATACCTTTTTTCTTATCTTAGTTGTAGCGTTCATTCTTCCTCCCAGTAATATTCACATTTCTCCTCTTCTCTAGGAGATTCAACGAAATATGATTGCATATACTTATGAGGTTTAACTTTAAAGCGATGGCAAGTATCTTTTTGAGGACACTCGCTATCTGTACACATGCATATATCAGGCATATTTAACCTCCTTTATAAGCATAAAGCCATCATCTTCTTCAGCTACCCAACAAATGTCTTTATCCATACCTTGATAAACCTGATAACCTATTTTATATAATGCGAAGACCATCTCTTTAATTTGGTTTTCATTCAAATTTTCAGTTTGAAGCCTGATTTCTGCTTTCATTTTATTTCTCCTTTGCTTCTGTTTTCTCCTCTAATGAAGTTTCTTGTTCACACTGACAACACCAGACTACTTCCCCATCATCTGCCAATCCAGCTGACTTTCCTGTATTTATTTTCACCCATTGTTTTTCTTCAACATCAGAAGAGCCACATTTTTCACATACATATTTCATTTTATTTCTCCTTTTAATTTAAGCAGTTTTTTTCTAGTCCTATTTTAAATTCTATATGTGCTTTTTCTTTTTCTTGAATATATGCTATCCATTTATTTAATTCATTTCTATCGGTAACTTTTAATCCTCTACCTTCAAGGTAATTAATTAATGACCATAGTGAAAATTCAAATGTTCTTTTTTCCATACTCATTCATCTCCTTTTAGTGCTTCGATTAACATTCTAACTGAGCCGACTGTTTTGTATTTAACTTTATTAATTCCATATCTCTCCATTGACAGCCTTCCTATACCGTTATTAACAATTATCTCCAATCCATTTATTGTCAATTCATAATCACTATATTTGGTTTTCTCAAATCCTAATTCTCGCAAGGTTTCATCTGTCAATAGGCTTAAATCATTAAAGCTATCAAGTGTTTGTATTCTGTCTTTCATCTTATTTCTCCTTTTAATTCCTTAAATGATATATCATAAACATCATCAGTTATATCCATACCCTGACCTGTCCATTTATAACCCTTACCCTCGAAAAAATCTCGGATTTCACCTATAAATCCTTCTTCTACTTTAGTGTTAAAAAACACTCTTAAACTACTTTCTTGTAGTTTCATTCTTTCTCCTTCCGGCATCAATGTCGCTTACTCTTGTCGTAAAAACTATATACTTTTTCTAACACAATAAATGAGAGAGTGCAGTTTATCAACACTGCATTTTCTTACTATCATCGCTCTTATTTAAAAGATAAGAGATAATTTCAGAGTCCTTTCACTTAAGCACTTATAAGGTGGATATTTAGACGAACTCTCTCTTTTGTTTATTGTTTTATATAATTACCCCTCTGTATAACAGGTTTTTTAGAATTAATTAATAATAACCAACATTCTTTGCGTTTGTTGTTTAAGTAGTTATACGACTAATTATATAGTATTAACCTCTCTTGCATTTAACAAATTCCTTTCGGTTCGTTAATAGAAGTTAATTTTTATTATAGAATGAATGGCAATCTTTATCAATACTATCTATTATAATATCATTTAAAGCTTTACTTATTAATATTTTTAAAGCCTCTTCTTGGATATTAAAACTAATATCAGCTGTACCATTATCATTCTCTATTACATCTAGCACCTCTATCTGAGGTATAGTCTTTTTAGAAGCCATACGGGCCTCCTAAGCAATGATCTTTCCATTCACAGTAATTACATTCCCAGCTTTCAGAAGGGCTGTCTCCAGGGCTAAGAGGAGGTAATCCTTTAGCGTGCAATTCATTTGTTTGCTTCCACCATTCTTTAGCTCTATCCATCCAATATAAAGGAACATCAATCGTTTTCATAGCTGATGTATCTTTATTATAATAGACTAATCCCATACTATCTATTCTTTTAAACTTTTGCTCTATTCCTACAGCATACATGCCCAATTGCATAGAGTAGCGCGGATCTTCTTTTGTTATGGGTCTGGTCTTCGTTCCTATCTTATATCTCCAAGAATTACTATTAGTAGTCTTGAAGTCATAAAGATGTATACTCCCGTCTTCACATTCCATAACACAATCAAAGAAGCCTCTGACATTGTAATCAGGCATTTGTAGCTCTTCTTCATAGTGGAACTTAACAGCTCTATCCTCTTTAGTATTGTAGAGCTTTAAGGCTTTCTCCATGTCATCATGGAAAATAGTTCCTAGCCTCATCTTCCGGAAAGATTCATTATCGATAGGATTAGTAGGCTTAGCATGCTCAACACACTTATAATATAGCTTCCTACGACAACTACCGCTACTAGAAGCTCCATACCACCTTTCGTTTCCTTCGTATCTCTCAAGTCTATTCTCCTCATTCTTGTGGTTAATCCACTCTTGATATACTCCTTCAAAATCTATCATATTAAATTTCCTTTAAATGTTTTAATTACCTCTTTAAATAGAGGATGTCTTTGTCTTATAAAAGGTTTGTGAAAGTCACACCCTTTATCTACAATTTGTGCTGGTATTGGTTTAGGCTCTTGATTTATAGTTCTAAAATATAAACAATTACCTAAGAATTTTGTATTATGTAGAGCTTGGAAAGCACAATTCCAACACTCTCTATTCTTTATCTCCTGCTGTTCGATTTAATAACTCCAATAATAATAAATTAGTTCTCTCTTGTTCTTTAACAATAGCTACGATGGACTTACATATAAGCTCAACATTGGGCTCTATACAGCCTTTATCTATCCATTGCTCTATTACTCTTTGGATTGAATCAGATTGAGAAATCATTTTAAACTTGGGCCTAATGATGATAATTCCATCCCATATTTAGCTATAAGTATAGCATCAGCTGTTGCTAATGTGCACTTAATTCCTGGATAATATTCACTAGCTAAATCTCTAAGCTTATGTTTTCTTGATTTCTTTTCTTTTGGTAGGGGATGATATTTCTTCATCCATTTTTGAGGTGACACCATCGATACTCCGATGTTTAAGGCATGTAGTATACCTAGCCATGTGCCGAAGTTTCTTCCAAAACTGAAAGCACTAACGACTCCATCTCTAGGCATACTATGAACATGCTCAATTATTGCTACTTTAACTCTGTAGCCTTTTGTTTCTTTCCTAACAAGCGATACCATTTCTTCTATAGTTTCAGGGCACTTATAAGCTATCGCTTTATGCCTATCTTTTATAAAACAAATACCACCACCCTTACCGGGGTCTATCCCTAAGTAAATCATCCATTTTCTCCATCTCTTTATTAATATCTCTCTCACAATCTCTTATGTGATCTTCTATTAATTTTACGATGGAATGTTTAAGCGAAACAAGTTCTTTCTTAGCCTTACGATTTATAACTTCTTCAATACTTCTTGCCATTATACATTCTCCATAGGTTTATATATCATTTTCTCTCCAATAAACATCATTCTTTGATTTAACAAACCTTCATTTCTATTCTTAGAAGAGATAACTATCCTCTCTCTTGCTGACTGCCCATGAGGTGTTGTTATAAATAATATTTTATCAGCTTTTTGGAATATAGCTCCATCTCCTGATATAGCATTATTATCATTGTTATAAAACTCACTATGAGTATCTGAAGCTGACTTAGTTTTGTGAGCTATAGCTACTACTATAACATCCATCTCTATTGCTAGTTTCTTTAAGTTAATTACTATTTCACGTTGCTGGTCTAATCTACTTCTAGCTCGACTTTGTATCATGTCCATAGTATCTATAACTACTAACTCTGGTTCTATTAATGATAATTCTGATTTTATTTTATGAATGTTAGGTGATGCAGATTTAAAGTATATATTATCAAATACTTTTTGACTTTCTATTAATTCTTCTCTAGACATAGTTGAAAAATATTCTTTTAATTCTTCATCATCTTTATCAAAATGCATTTTATTAAACCTAAGTCTATCTAATTCTTCACCCATTTCCATTTGATAGTATGCTGTTTTTAATCCAGAATGCATCATAAGATTTTGCATAAATGCACTCTTACCAGCCCCTGAATCCCCGCTTAATACTATTAACTCGGAAGGATTTGCCCACCAAGGCTTATTATCCCCGCAAAATGTTCCTATATCCAAGCTTTTATCATGGTTAAAGCCTACATACCAATCTATAAATTCGGAAGAAACTTCCGCATTATCTTTAAACTGCGCCATATCATCTCTTTGATTATAATAAACACATTTATCTGAGCAATGCTCTTTCATTATAGGATTATTACACCAATAATGGTAAGGTTTTTCATAAACTTGATTAGCAGGTCTAAGTACTTCAGCTGTATTCATTCTATCATTAGGATCAGCTATTTCAGCTCTTAGCCAATGAACTAGCATCCACCCAGCTAATTCCTGAGCTATTCCTGCTCTTCTCATCCAAGAAGCTAAAACCATAACAGTTTTATGCCTATTCCCTTTAACTGGGCCTTGATTAAATATCTTTTGGCAACATGTTACAAAAGCTGAAGGGGGAGCATAGTCTGTTTTCTCAAACATAGCTGTAAAATTTGATGTTTTAGGCGTTGTAACTATAACAGTTTTATTTTTTATTTTATCCATGTGAAAAGGTTTATAGTCTTGCCACTTAGTAATAAAAGTTTCACTTAATCTCTTATTTTGAGCTAAACCTTTTATTCCTATTGGATTTAATTCCATTAATTCAGAAATTCTTAAAGGTATTTTAAATAAACCACTACCCGCATGTTTACTATTCCCCATTCTAAGGAGCCGTGTCTTATCATAGACTACTGGGTCAATATCTTTGAAATAGTGCGTTAGAGTAGCTTTTACTTTTGTAGGAATATCCTTTCCATCCCCAAACCCAAAGAAATCTGGTGTAATAATATGATAACCTCTTCCACTAAACCAGGGTTGAATATATTTATCTTCTAACCCCCATTTAGTTTGTAATTCTTTAACTAGAGATCGAGCTCTATTTAAACACATCTCATCAGTTATTGCATCTTCACCTTTTCCTAAATCTATATCAAAGAAAAGTTTAGATATGGAAACAGATCCATCATAACCTGCTATTGACTTCTTTTCTTCTGCATATTCTTTATAGTCTTCACTAAAATCATAAACAGACATAAACATAGCCTCTCCATTAGCAACACTAGCTTTTAAAGCTATTTCATCTATCTTAAATATATCAGCTGTGTGTCTAATTGAGCCACTAACAAACTCTTTATATACTTCCATATATATACTCCAATTTTAAATTAAAATAGCGCTACAACATAAGAAGCAGCGCTATTAATTACTACTTATTTAAAATGGCACTGCGCTAGCTTGTTCTGCAGGGGCTTGTGTAAAACTATTATTCATTTCAAAATCAGCTTTATCACTGTTTGAAAATCCTTTAAAGTCTTTAGGCCACCACATTTTCTTTTTAGCGCGCTTTGTCCAGTATGAATGTTGTTCTTTAAATTTATCTACAAGAACACTATCATCGTCTTCAGGACTACCAATTATTTTAGATGTTCTAGATTTATTATCTTCATTTAAGTAAGATATAAACTTAAAACTCTTCTGTAAACAATCAGCTATACATCCTGTAACACCTGTTTCATCCATTTTCTTTAAGGTTTCTTCTGGTACACCTAAAGCTTTGAAGAATGGTAAGATTTCTCTACTCATTGCTCCCCAGCCTATGATATTACCAGCTTGATCTCGTTCCCATCCACCGTTAAAGTAGAATGTTCGCTCCCATTTCTGCTCATTATCCATAACAGCTTTAACTATTAAAGACACTTCAGAAAACTTACCTTTCTCAGCTTTTACATCAGTAACCATAGCTGCATTTACATACAGTGGTCCACTACCTGAACCCGTTCGTTGTGTTGGTATATCTAACATAACGTTCTTCCTTTATTTATATATGTTTTTCCACTCAAAGTCTACTACTTTACCCTTTAAGTGTTCACATCTACTACCAGCTTCTAATGCATTACTAGCTTTAAATGAAACTTTTAACTTATCTGTTTCACTATCTCTAAATACATAGCCTATGCTATCACATTTTGCCATTATCTGACTCTTTAACTTTCCAGTTAAATTGAGGGATTCTGGATCTACAATAGTACTATTTTCACTGATTGCTGATGCTAATTTATTATGGCCAATAAGTATAAAATGAGGTGTCATTTTAATAAATGTCTCAATTAACTTATCAACCTTCTCTCTAACCAATCCATAACCTTTACCAAATGCTAAATCTCCAAAATATGTTATTTTGTCTGAATTACTTGCATTATAGCTTATAACTATAGATTCTTCTACCCATTCTACTACCTTATTAAGAGTATCTAAAGCAATATATTTATATTCATTGCCTTTTTCTTTTTCTGATAAAAGAATACCAACTAAGTCTCTTAAATCAGTTAAAGAAGATACTGATACTACATCTCCAGTAATAAAATTTGCTCCTCTTTCCGTATCTATAACTAAGCAGTCTTTTAACTCTCCTAGTTTAGTGGTTTTCCCCGCTTTTCTACTACCATATAGCAGCGTTAAACTTGGATTTACAGATAGAGGTTTTTTTCGTTTTTCTATTTTGATAGACATTAATGTCCCTTCTCTATTGGATTAAATTTCTTCAAGGCGAAGGTGTAAATATACAAAATTATAACATTAAAATCTCAGACATTTCTACTTCATAAGAAGGATTAACGCTGAGTCTTTGTCCGTTTAATTGTTTAAATATATATTTAGGTTTTGCCACTCCATTACTATAACCTTGAAACTGTATATGTTTATGAATATTCCCTTGATTTGTAGTAACATCATAAACTTTACCAGCTACAGGCCATTCTATCGTTTTTGGTGTGTCTTTTTTTACTTCCAACATAGATTTCCTTTTATATAATGAGCACAAAGAGAGAAAAGTTTTGTCTAATTCTCTTCTCTCTATTGTCCTCGTTCTCAACTTACAAGTAACTTATATGTTACTTTCCACCTTTTTTGTCTTTTGCAACAATCGCAACTAAAGCACCTTCATATAGAGGGGTGTCATTACCTACTACAGTACCATTGATATTAACAGTAGTTCGAGCTTCGCTAGAAATCTCTAATTCTACTAATAAGTCTGCAATAGTTGCCGCTTCTGTTGTTGTTAGAACAAATGAATCTGTATTATACATCAAATGGATGTTCATACTTCTTCTCCTTTTATTATGGGATTAACCATGGTTAAACATTCCATCCCCATAGACGGAATATGAAAACAAATCTCTCTAGTGTATGGATTATTACTAATTATTTTCTTAATTTGACTAGTAACTATCCCTCCTACGATTAAAGAGCAATAACTTGTACCTTTATTAGTACAATTTTCTTCAGAACTTTCACTATCTGGGTACCAATCTTCATGATAATCTTTAAAATTATGATGACTATATACTTGGATTTGTTCTGCACCCATTCTGGCATCAATTACAAATTCAATACCAGCTTTGAAGCATAAATTGGCTGCTTCAAGTCTACTAAACATATTATCAAATGCTAAAATAGCAATATTTTTACCTGTAGTTTGAAGTGTCAACTTATCATCTACAAATACATTATGCATATTTACCTCTTTAGCATCTACTAACATTAATTTCCGCTTTAATGCTACAACCTTAGCTTTATGTATATCGGCTATATTATAAGCACTAATTCCAACATTTTCTACTGACACAGTATCAGTATCATACAAACTAAATTTCTTACCATCCATCATAGCTATACCTAGGGCTGCAAAGCTTCCAATTGCTCCGCAGCCAAAGATATGATAATGATAGTCGCTGAAATTATTACATAATGCCTGATACCTTGTGTTCATGGCGCCATAATCCCTCTTGGTGGCCATATCCATCTTTGGTTCTAACATAATCTCCTGCAAGTGCATATTTCTCCTCATATAATTTTTTAAATTCAGATTTACTAATATTTAAAATATTAATACCATCTTTTTCAGCTGATTCTTTTATATCCTTCCAGTTTTTCTTAAATTCATTATAATCAATAACTGGGGATCCTGGAAATATAGTTTCCTCTAAATAGTCATCTACAATATCTAAATATTTATCATAAAGAGTATCGCTTGAATCTAGCAAGGTTCTATCTATATACCCTGGGCCATAATTTCCTGGCTGTTTAAATCGTGTCCTCCAATTAGCTTGATCAGAATACTTATAAGAATCTAATTTTGCTGTTGAATGTTCAGGTTTTATTAATTCTTTAAATTCAGCTATCATTTCTTCTGTTATAACTGCAGGTTTTACTATAGTTAATTCAGCATCTATATGAGCCTCTGTAGGCTTCCACCAATTAATTCTAAACTTATATTCTTCCTTTAAGTTTATAACTAATGACATACTAAAAGCTGAGTTATTAAACTCTTTTATAGCAGTTAAGTCAGTCCCACTCCAAAATGCACCCATCGTATGATGACTATGCCACCATACAAACTTTACATTATTTGGCCCATGCTTCATAGCTGCAGTTGTATAGTATTCAGCTAATGCTTCTTTGTCTAATGTGCAATTACTTCCACTAACAACTTGTTTTAATATCACAGGTTCAATTAGAGTTACATCCTTCCCATCTGTTATAGCTGTTAAGATGCCTCCTATTTCACAATTAGATATATCACTACCTTTTACCCCTTTATATGCCATTGTAGCATATCCTTGGAGTTTATTCCAGTCTTTAACGTCTATTTTAAACATTATTTCTTCCTGTTATTTTGAGCATGCAGCAAGGCTGTTAACCTTGCTACTTCTCGTTTAGATTGTCCTCTTCTAGAGCTTATAAGTTCTAATTGTTGCTCAATAGTCCTTTTATCTCTAGCTGCCTGTCTTTCAACAGCTTGCTCCTTTCGGAGTTCTTTTGTTATTTTCATACTGTCCCTGCCCAATTTGTCATTTCTGCCATTATTTCTCTTCTTCTAGACTCTTGATGCTCTTGCGCTGCTAAAGTTTGGTCATCTTCTTCAGATTCAGAAGAAAAACATTCATCATAATCACTGACTCCATTATCTTCAGCCCAAACTAAACATTCATCACAACACTCGGATAGAACTACATCATGTACACAAGATGAGCTTTCTGGAATTTTAAGCCTGTCAAGACTTTCATCCCATTCACCTTCACTTTCTACTTGAGTAGCTTCTATTGTTTCAGATTCAACAAGTGGTAAATTAAGAGCTCCTAAAACATATTCTTCTAAACTACACGCCCCTTTTAATTTGCAATTATTACATTTATTATTTCTTAATATTTGTAAATCAAAATCAGAGATATAATCTAATTTTCTCAATAAATATGCATCAGACATTATTTCTTTTTTCGAGAGATCTGCAACTGTAGTTCTATGCTTATCTTCAGATTGTATATCTATAGATAAGAATAAATTCGCACAACTCCTAGGACTGCAATCATGCAATCCGTTATACCAATCAGGCATATCTTTAGGCAATCCGAAGAATATATCTTTAGGATGTCTATAAGGAGTTGTTCTCCCTGGTATATATCCTGTAGTCCAAGATCTCACATTATTAATTAATGAAAGGTATCCTCTTGATAAACTGTTAGTAGTAATACAAGATTGATAGTCACTAAAACAGCAATTATCCTTAGGAATTAACTGTCGATTATTTGTTTGATCATTAAAGAATGATCTCATAGATAAAGCTGTTGAAGAATCTGCAAGAGCTGTATTGTAGGGAAAGGGGTGGTTTGTACTACTATTAGCTACAGTTGTAAAAGCATAAGGTTTCAAAACCCTATTTTTACTCCCTATTTTTTTCACTATATAATATTCCATACAGTATGGCTTATTATATAAATCTACAAATGGTCTAACAACTACTTCTTTATGTTTTTTGCTAGGATGCAAGATCCTAAGAGCTAGATCTTTAAATTCTATTTTAACAATAGAATACAGACCTGATTCATTTTTTAGAATAATACTATCAACTATTGTACTATTTTCAAATGCTTGATTAGCTGAATTTATATGAAGTAATTCTTCTTCTATATACTGAGTTAATTCAGGATATTCTTGACTTTCTTCAACATCAGGGCATTCTCTAACTCGAGCTAAAGCTTGTTTTAAAACTACTATTAAATTAGCTGCAAAATTCCTCGGATTTGTTATAACTTTCATACCGTAAAACATAGAGGATTCAACTCCGTTTTCATCAGTTATATGACTACTCTTTAAAGTTTCACTTCCTGCTTTAACGTAAAAAAGTCTTTTAATTGAAGAATCTATCCAAGAATTCCTTCCATTACTGCTATTATTTACTCCTTCAATAGCGAAATCCCAAAAATCATCAGCATCTAGTCTTAAAAATTCAGAATAATGCTCAATATCTGTAGAGACATTATAATTGTCTCTAGAGTTTATTGTTTTATACTTTGTAAGCTTTTTATTTAACTTTTCTGGGGTATTTTCCAGTGAAGCATTTACATAATAACTACAAGCCCATGTATTCTTAGTGGCAACTTCTAGTACTTTATCTAGCCTTCTTGCCAATCTATCATTTTCTCCCGCACCTAATCTCCAAGTTTTAGTGATATTTAAAGGCACTAATTCTTCGTGATAGAATGATAGTGTATCTAATTCCGTTTGTAGGCGCTCTCTTGAATACCAGCCTAATATTTTATATAATACACTTTCTATAATCCTCAGCTGTGCCTTCCTTCTACCTTTTAAAGTAGCAGAAATAGGTCTAAACCTATCTAGGTCTGCTTCTCTTAAGGCAGGCTGTCCATCACGAAATACATTTAATATTTCATTCATTTTTCTTTCCTTTTTTTTATTTAAACTAAAAGGGGTATTAAGCTTTTTATTATTGTTTGTGGATAAATTTTACTTGGAAGTAAATACACCATAATTACATTAATATAAGTTTTAACACCCCTAGTCTCATACTGTACGTACAGTATCTTTTTAGACAAATTTAATATATAAGATTATATCCGGTGTCACTTTAAGGTCTCCATCCAATAAAGAACTGCAACCTGCGGGCGGTTTTATTCCCGTCTTCAATAATCTTATATATTTATAAACAGTTATATCTCTTGTACTGGCTCTAGCGGATAAATGCTAAATGTACTATATAACTGCTTATTTTTTAATTAAATTCAGCATGCTCTTTACATTCAGAGCAAATGCCTATATTATCCTCAATTGAAGTGGAGCTTAAAGCCCCACAACAATCCGAAGATACTTCATTATAATTCATTCCAAGTACTCCCTAAGTAAAGTAGTCCTATTCCTACTAAACTTAGCAGTATACCTCCCGGTATGCTTTCTAACTTGGTGTAGTGGTATGCTGCTGCATGCTGCAACAACACACCCATCCCTAATACTACATACTTAAATACAGTATTTAATATAAATTCGGCTATTTTATCCAGCATTAGTCTCTCCCATAGAAATACCTGCAGCCTTTAATAAGTTTGCTAATTCAGGACCAGTACTCATTTGATCTTGAATCTTATTTATTTCTATTTGTATTGCCTCTTGAGACAGCTCATGGTCTATCAAATCATTGTCTAATTCACAAAGCTTTATATTATCATCCCAAGAAAGGACTTCCATTACTGCTGCAGCAAAAATCATAGTTATTCTACCCTCAGTAACAATTTCCTTATTAACTTTCCCGTCGCCCTTTATCACTTCAATGTGAAGTTTTGCAACGTGGTTACAAATTCCCCCTAATAGAGACTCTAATAAATCTCTACTTGGAGCTATGTATTTATCTCCCATTATAAACTCCTTTTTGACCACTTTTTGTGGTTTTCGTTCTCATTATATTTATCTTAAACTTCTTAAATTTTTTCATCAATTTAAAAAGTCTAACTCTTGTTTTAACGTTATTTAAACGCATATTACTCCTTATTTATGACTCCATTTACTTAATATTAAGAGCAACTACCGCCCAACAAGGAGTCTATTATTAAAACGGTCTTTTATTGTTGCTCTTATCGTGTAGCGGGAACAAGAATCGAACTTGCTATCTCCAGATTATGAGCCTGGTGTGGTTATCCATTTCCACCCTCCCGCTATTAAAACTAAAACCAAAGAGAGTGAGTCGTTAGTTTCGTACTACACTCTCAATGATTTCACCATATAAATTTACTCTATATTTTTTACACCTGCCCGCTAATTAGATTAAAGTGTTTCGATCTTTTCAACAAGATCTTTAATAGCACCTATAATGTCTTTTTTTGAAGACCTTTGATCTACCCCTTTTAGAGTGATATTAATATATGAACTTACTTTATATTCATCTTCCTTTAAAGACGTTGGAAGATATAGTGATAAAATTAAATTATCACAATGTTGCTGGATGAAATGGGGCGCAATTTCTTCCCCTATATCTTTCTTTACAACATGTGGTCCATCGTAATATTCACGATCCATTTTTTACTCCTTGTTTTATGTTTTATTAATTAAATTAAATTATCTATAGCCTGAGATTATAGCTATTAACAAAGATCTTTAAGAGTCATTATTTTTTCTACTCTATATCCACATACCCTTGCAGGTAGTAATCTTCAATGCCAATGAGTTACACTCATCACTCGTCTCGTTCAAGTTATCTTTGCAACTACTTACTCTATTAACCCTTATCAGGATCTTAACTACTGCTAAGTAGAATAAAGTTTTTATCACAATTATATAGCCTTGTGAGCTACATAATACTCCTTATTTCAGGAGCCAGAGGCATCTATACTCTTGAACGTCTATGCTATTTTACTTTTTCTATATAACCTAACTAGGTTTATGGTAAAAGTACGGAAAATCAAGATGTCACATAGATATAGCGTCCTACTTTCGTAAGATATACTATACACCTTGATGTATTCTCTTCTGGTGAAAGAGTTTATACAGCTAATTAACATTGCCTTTTATTACTAAATGACAATCTATACTAGCTAGAATACGCAACAAACCACCACAGTCACTGCATAATTCCTTAGAGTTCTCTTATTGGCTATTAACCTCAACTAGCTTTGCCATTGCTAGTCATTGAAACCTTCACCACTTGGCGTTAGGTTTTAATGATACCTCTATTGCATACTTAACTACTTTACAGTAGCGCAATTACATTCTTTTAGATGTAATCACTTTATTCCCATTGCTGGGTTTATTTAACGACTATATGCAGCCGTATTAATTATCATTTTTTATCTCCTTGTTATTTCTCTCAATAATATTTATCGCTTCCCATTGAGATAATGGAAGAAAATTTGTGTAAGTCTAAGGTTCAACTTACCGGGAGAACTCCACGTTTCAATCGAAACGCCTCCTTTTGGGTGCAAATTAACTAGTTTAAAACTAGACGATGCCACCCCCATCATACATCGCAAATCTCGGTTTATTTCCGTGTTTGACGTAAGCTGATTACACTTACAACTGGCTTAAGGTAATACCAGTATTATACCCCTTTCCGTGGAAAGTTAATTTGTGTGTTATAGCTGGCACTATAACGTTGTAGCAGATTAATTCCATACTCCAGTTTCACTGAAGTTCTGCTACTTACTATTGAATATTCGCTAAGTAATTATACTTAGGTTTCTTCTAAGGTAGATAGTCGCTACCATGAGTTCGACTTAAGCAGTTTACAATGCTTAGGTCAGTTGTTACGTTCCGAAAATTTTAGGGACTTACATCTTTCGAATGCCCTTAACTTAACTTACTTCAAATAAGGTATTCAGGTCGCTTTTAAACGCCTGAGATTCCCAGATTATTGAAGTTAATTTGGGTTTAATTACAAAAATATCATCTACTTCGCAGATTGCGGTAATAACCACTCCACGAGGTAAATCAGAACCATCCGCTCTCCAGCTGGATGATCCATTACTTTTTTGATAAATGATTATCTCATTCATTTTTACTCCATTTGTTTTAATTTTAGTTATAATTGGAAAGGTTATCGTACTATCCACTCTTATCGTAATAAGAGACGCTGAACACTTCATCCTTGGTTCAAAGGTTAGTTGTCACGTCAGAATGGATACCCGCGTTCAGAGCGGATTAAGACTAGGTTAGTTGTTACGTTTATTATTATAAAAGTACGCTATCTAACGCACTCTACTCTCTACTTGAGAGAAGTATATAATAAATATAAATTTAAAAATAATAAGCAGAAGAAAAACTCCTGCTTATTATACCCTTTTTATAAACAGAACTTAAAACTTACTAAGAGGCTCTGACTTATCCTCTTCGATCCCACTCAGCACGGATCTCATTTTTTCCAATTCAGCCGGTGCTCCGGTAACTGAAAGGCTCAATCCCTTCAGTTCTTGGAGATTGACAGACAACCTGTCAATTTCCTTCCGCCCCCGTCTCTTGACTTTATAGTCACGAGAGGTAGCATTAGCAAAGGCGCCAGCATACTCAACAACTATCTTAGCACAACAGTCTTTGAAGGCATCGAGAGTCATAGTAGCACGCAATATGTTCATAAATTCCCACATACATTCTCCTAATTAAACGAAAAAACTTAAAAATACAAAATCAAAATTAACGTAATCGTGTTAACGAAAAGTCCACCGATAGGGGGTGGGGAGGGAAATAAGACCTCATATTAAAATCCTCCATTTTTTGAAAGTACGACTTATAAAATTTTCCATTTTTTTTTAGGATAGTAGAACACACTACTCTTATATTATACCACTGAGGAAATGTCTTCAAAACTACCTTGTCAGTTAATAGTTAAAAAGCCAATATCAAGGGCTCGCAGGGTGCTAGAGAGGGGTAATCTACCAGACCAAACTTCGCTAGAACGTAGAAAAGTAATAGGATCGTAAGCCTAATAAATTATAAAGACTAATAATTTCCTTCGGTTTGAGTGTAAAACACTCTAATGGGCTAGTTACATCCAAGAGGAGATCGGAGTTGAGCGCAAAAGGAAAGTTTAATATTTGGAAGTATAAACATACTAACGTATGTTAATGCTATAGTAAGTATGAATAATTATACATATAAGGAGAAAACAGCATGAGAGAATACACAGTTAAAGGGATAAAAAGGTTTGTATACGAGAGTGAAGACGAGCTACCTGCAGGCTTTACATTTATAGAAAACTGGAAAGAAGGACAAGTAGGTGATTGGGTTAAAGCCGATGATGATTGCTATATAGAGATACTTAGAAGAAAAAGTATGCGCCCTCATAGAAAGAACATTAGACATGCTAGAGAGTATGTAGGTACTTGTACTGGAACATACATGATTAACCCTAGTAGTATTATGGATACAGTTAAAAAGCATAATATATATAGCTTTGGAGGCTCTAAGACATCTAGTAAAGCATTGTTTGATAGAAAGCATTTAAATAGTAATGAAGAGTTATTTGCTCTATATATTGCGCAAGGTATGCCCCCTGTAGATGCCTATACGAAAGTCTATGAAACAAACAATAGGAAGTATGCCGAAGGAAAGGTTAAATTACTACTTAAGACAGAAAGGATAAAGAAGGCTGTGAAAGAAGAAATAAAACCTATATTAACAGAATTAGGTATAGATGAAGAGTTTATACTAAAAGGAATACGCAATGTAGCCCTAACAGCTAGACAAGATGGAGAGAAGCTAAAAGCATTAATAAAATTATCTGATATTATGGAAATAGAAGATAAAGGAACTAAACAATCAGGAGTTGCTATGATAGGCTTTCAAGGTTTTCAAGGAAATACATTAGAAGAAGCTGTAAAAGTAACGGAAGAAATTACGGAGTAGGTTATGCCGAATGATCCTACAGATAATGAGAGGATGACTCTTATTAGGCAAAATATGACTCCTCACCCATCGTTGAGCGATACCGAAGAGGCAGCGTTATTAAGAAGAATATTCCCTGAGCTGCAGTTTCGATATAATGCTCAATTACATAGCTGGGGAGCTGATGTTCAGAAATACGAAAATGAGCGGACGCGTTTAAGGGAGGAAAAGGCTAACTTAGGGCTTGAAGAGAAAAAAGCGCGAGATCGCAGGAGAGCTTTGTTGTCCAAGAAGAAGAATATATTAATAATAGCTGATAATTCTTATACGCCAGTGTCTGCGGACTCTGAAAAGTTACAAAAAACAGAGCCCTTTGAAGATGATGCTGAATTAATGAAAAAAAAATACAAAGAAACAGACCCTGATGACGTTAATATTGAAATTCTCAACTTTAGGGAGTATGGGGGTGGTGGTAGAGAAGCACTTAAAAAAATAATAGGAAGAGCAAGAGATTTATTCGGGGATGAGCCTGTCATGATACAAACTATAGGCCATAAAGGTACGACATGGGGAGGTGTTAGTGGAGGAGAGTGGGCAAAGTTAATTGCTGAAAATAATTTAAATGTTTCTGCTTTTTTGCAAGGTGGTTGCGGTGGAGATAGCTGTGATATAAAAGGTTATTCTAAATCTAAAGAGAAGTTTACAAAAAACTTAAACGAAGGCTTAATTAGGGCTGGCGGAGTTGCAATACCTACTTACACAAAAGCTCATAGGGCTTGGGGATCATCTCAAGTCTTTAGCCAATGGGAGCAAAAGATTAATGACTCAAATACAAGGGAGTACGTAAACTGGCAGGATCGCTGGATAGATTTTACTATCCCTGACGAAACACTGTTTTCAAAAGATGGAACGACTGCCATTCAAACTGAGAGCGTAAGATACTCTAAAGCTGCTTGGCCAAAGATGTTTTTAGGAAAATATAGCGATAGGCCTGATGCTACGACTGATACAGGCACGGCGTATGTAGCCCCTGAAATTGATCATGATGCTGAAGCAAGGGCTGCTCACGGAGATGTTCCTCGTGATTTTTTTATAGGCCGTAATGGCGTTTATAATTTTGATGAATAACTAAAAGGATTATTATGAAAAAAAACCATACATGAGCGGCGAATAAAAAGCCTCATCCAGTTGGGACGAAGCATAGAAAAAAAACTAAAACTAAAAAGAAAAAGAAATAAGGATTATAATGGCTGAACCAAAATCACCAGATTTTAATTTAAAACTAAAAGAAAGCGGCATTAGGGGTCGTGACTACGGGGTAAACCTAGTATCAATGTACCCTAATGAGCGATTGAATTTTAAGTTTGCAGCTATGGCATACGATGCTGCAAAGTTAACTAATTTTGAAGATAAGAATGAAGTAATTAGATACCAAGATAAAATCAATAATTTATTTACATCTTTGTGGAGTAGTGAAACAAATCCTAAAGATTACGGGTTATCATCACTTATTGTAGACGGGCAGCCGGGGCCAGCTACATGGAATGTAGTTAAGAATGTAGAAAACTATATAAAGAAACTCCAAGTAACCAACCCCGCTGAAGATTTAATTGAAGACGAGGACTAATCAGAGGATTTTTTGTCTAATATTAATCTCCATAATGTATCTAGAGAGGAAGCATTATTAAAAGAGGCTTTTAACGACGTGATAGCTTTTGGTAAACTATTTTTACCTGAAGATTTCATGAGATCTGAAACAGCTCCCTTTCATTATGAGCTAGCTAATAAGATTGATGATAAAGCAATAAGGCAATTAGCTGTAATTATGTCTAGAGGCCATGGGAAGACAGTTTTTACAAAAGCAGATATAGTAAGAGATTTCGCGTTCTCAGCTAAAGCTAAAGAATGGGGCTTTACAGATAAAGGTGGGCCATATTTCTATGGATGGGTATCAGCTACACAGAAGCTTGCTACTGGTAATATGGATTATGTTAAACATCATTTAGAGTATAACGAAAAAATAAGATATTACTTTGGTGATATAAAGGGTAAAAAATGGACAGAACAGGATATTGAGCTAAAAGATGGCTCAAAACTCATTTCAAGATCAAACATATCTGGTATACGTGGTGGAGCAAAACTCCATAAGAGGTACGATTTGGTTGTCCTCGATGATTTTGAAGATGAAAATAATACAATCACTGCTGAAGCACGTGACAAGAATAGTACTCTTGTTACTGCTGTTGTTTTTCCTGCTCTTGAGCCTGTTGATGGGCGTCTTCGTGTTAATGGTACGCCTGTTCACTTTGCTAGTTTCGTAAACCAGCTGATAATAGGTAATGACCTAGCTAAATCTAAAGGGGAAGAGTTTAGTTGGGATGTATTCTTTAAAAAGGCTATAGACGAAAAAGGAACTATCCTTTGGCCATCTTGGTTCCCTAAAGAAGAGCTAGATAGAAAAAAGAAGTTTTACGCTGACTCAGGGCAGCCACAGAAGTTTTACCAAGAATATTTAATGGAGGTGCAATCAGAAGATGATGCAATTTTTACTAGAGAGCATATTAAATATTGGGAAGGGGATTATCGTTATGATGATGATAGTGGTGTTAGCTATCTCAATATTAATGGTGAGCTTAAGCCTGTCTTTGTGTTCGGCGGTGTCGACCCTGCGACAGACTCGGTAAGGAGGGATAGTGACTATAGCGTTATTATCACTATTGCTGTTGATATGGATAACAATATTTATGTACTCGACTACCTTCGTAAGCGCAGTTTGCCTGTACTTGGTATACCTGGCTCTGATAAGAAGGGTATCGTTGACTACATGTATGAGAAAAATAAAATCTACCACCATAGATTGTTCACAGTCGAAGACACAACAATGTCAAAGCCTCTCTTCCAATCAATTAGAGCAGAGAGCCTTAGACGGAACGATTTTAGCCTTAGGTGGCGTGAAGAGAAACCTGGAAACAGGATGTCTAAAAGGGATAGAATACAAGAAATATTATCGCAAAGGTTTGCAGTTGGACAAATACATATTAAAAAGACGCATTATGACTTGCAAAGAGAGATTATACAATTTGGGCCAAGAATGGCTCATGACGACACGATTGATGCACTCGCGTATGCGTGCAAATTCGCCTATCCTCCTAAGGGGTTGGAAGAAGGCAAAGAAGGACTTAGTAAGAAAAAACGTAAAGCCAAAAAATGGGAACTGGCTTAATTTTGACAATCATGACAAGGATATGATGTAATGGCTAAGAAGAAAGCAGCAGATAGAATAAAAGATATATTCAATACTATAAATACAGGGACTAGAACCCAGTGGGAGTATATTAACCAAAAAGGTGAGGATTTTGCTAATGATAATCAAATCTCTAAAAAAGATAGGATTGCGCTAGAGGAGGCCGGGATGCCTACGTTTACTATAAACAGGATAATCCCAATAGCTGAAATGTTGAATTTTTATGCAACTGCCAACAATCCTCGGTGGCAAGCCGTTGGAGCCGAGGGGTCGGATTCAGATGTAGCCGCTGTGTTCTCGGACATTGCAGACTATATCTGGTATCAATCTAACGGCTCTAGTTTATTGTCTAACGCGGTAAATGATTCTGTAAACAAATCTATAGGGTACTTGCAAGTCTCTGTAGATCCAGATGCAGATAGAGGCCTAGGAGAGGTTACTTTAATTCAACCTCATCCATTTGATGTTTATATTGACCCAAAATCTAGAGATGTTTTGTTTAAAGATGCGTCTTATATTATGATAAAAAAAGTACTCCCAAAATCACATGTAAAGGCCTTGTTTCCAGGCATGGAAAAAAAGATAAGCAAAGCTTCATCTATGACTTATTCTGAAGCAAGTTATTCAGAAAAATCATACGACAAAACTCAGAAAGATTTTACATACAAGGATATTGAAGACCCTGTGGATTTAGAAAATCCTAATAATACAGAAACAATGGTAGAACTATTTGAGCTATTTGAGAAAGTCAAAATGCCATTTATGTCAGTTTTCTATAGAATACCTCCATCACCTGAACAGCTAAAACAAATACAACAACAACTTCAAAAAGAAATGGCTGCATTGCAGGCAGAGATGGAAGTTAAAATGATAGAAACGCAACAGCAGATACAACAAGCAGTACAAGCTGGGCAAATGATCGAACAAAGAGCTCAATTAGAGCTACGAAAAGCGCAAGATGAAGCTCAAACTCAATTGCAAGCAGCAGAGCAAGAAATGATGGCTAAATTGCAAGAAGCTACATCTAGAACAGAGAACGCTGTAATCCCTCGCGAAGAATTTAATAAATTAATTAAAGATGAGGAATTTGCTAAAAATGTTATACAAGCTCTCCCTTATCATACTACTAGGATTAGGCAGACTTGCGTAGTATCTGATACTCTTTTATATGAAAAAATATTAGACGAAAAAATTACAGAATACCCCATAATCCCGTTTCATTATAAATGGACGGGCACACCTTACTCTATGTCGGCTATATCGCCTTTAATAGGTAAACAGCAAGAATTAAATAAAGCTCACCAGCTTATGGTCCATAATGCCTCCTTAGGTTCATCTTTAAGGTGGATGTATGAAGAAGGGGCTATAGACGAGGATGAGTGGGAACAGTATTCATCTTCCCCTGGAGCTATGCTTAAGTATAGACCGGGCCATAATCCTCCTACCCCGGTAATGCCTATGCCTTTACCAAATGCATTCTTTGGCCTTGTGCAACAAGGCAAAGGAGATATGGAATATCTCGCAGGAATTTATTCC